AAGAGGCTGAGATATTTTTAGATACAAACATTAAGCTAGATGCTGAGATTTCAGCACAGATAGCTACGAACATGACTCTATCCTGGAATAACTTTAATGATAGTGTTTTTAGGCGCTGCGTAAACGACTTAGCTGCTTTAGGTATAGCTGTAGTCCGTAGAACAAATGATCCTAATTACGGGATACAAACAGAGTACATAGACCCAGCTAAATTTATACATAGCTATACGGAAGACCCTAGCTTTGACGACTTGGTGTATGCGGGTAGTGTAAAAACTATGCCTATACAGGAATTAAAAAGATTAGCAGGCGATGAGCTTACAGAAGATGACTTTGCTAAAATAGCTAAAAAGTCCAAAGGAAACAGCTCTTCCCCTTACTCCGCACAATACGACTCTACTACGAAGAGATCGGTGTATGGGTATGATGAGCATACCGTTGAGGTTATGGACTTTGAATTTCTTTCTGTAGACTGTATGTATTTTGAGCAGAAGGAAAATAAATATGGGAATTCAAACTTCTTCTACGAAGGCTACTCATATAAAGAAAAGCCAGGAAGTGTATTTGAGCGCACCCCACACAAGATGGAGATTACTACGGTGTACTCAGGTAAATACATTATGGGGACGGACTATATTATAAACTATGGTCAAAAATATAATGTACCTAAAAATATACACGATATAAGCAAAGCTAGACTTTGTTACTCTGTAGTAGCTACAAATATAGGTAGGATGATGCCTAAATCTATGGTAGACAGCTGTATAGGTTTCGCAGATATGCTTCAAATAACTCATCTGAAGATACAGCAAGCTATAGCGAAAGCTAAGCCAGATGGATTGATTATAGATATAGAGGGACTGGAGGGTGTAGAGATAGGGAAAGGAGGGGAGCTGCAGCCGTTAGACCTTCACGATATATACGAGCAGACGGGCGTGTTCTACTACAGGAGCAAGAATCCAGAAGGCGGTCACCAAAATCCACCTATACGAGAGATAGGAAATAGCATAAGAAACATAAATGAGCTTATAGGTCTGTACAACCACTACTTGAGGTTGATCAGAGATACGACGGGTATAAACGAAGCTATGGATGCCTCCTCACCAAAGGGAGATGATTTAGTAGGGGTAAGGGAGCAAGCTATAGCGGCGGGTAACAATGCTATATACGACATTACAAACGCATCTATGATACTTTACAAAAAGGTTTGTGAGGATGTTGTAAAATGTTTACAGATTATTCCGCCTGAATCAGCCTTAAGAACGATATACGAAAATGCTATAGGGAAAGAAAACATGAAGGTATTGTCTTCTTTTGAAGACCTCCCTATGTATAACTTCGGTGTCCAGGTCCATAAAGAGATGGAAAGCGCGGATAAACAATATTTAGAGCAGAGTCTACAGGTAGCCTTAGGTCAAAAGGAAATTGACCTTGAGGACGCTATGATGGTTAGGTCTATGAAGGATGTAAACCAGGCGGAAAGGTTGCTTATGGTGAAGCGTAAAAAGCGTCAAAAAGAACAACAGGCTATAGCTCAACAAAATTCGGAGATGCAGTCTCAGCAGGCTCAAGCGGCCAGTCAGGCAGCTTCGCAGGCTAAGCAGCAGGAAATGCAAATGCAATCTCAGTTAGAGTCTCAAAAAATACAACTAAAAGCTCAGGCTGAAATACAGGTAGCTACAGCACTACATGAACTACATAAAGAAATAGAGATAATAAAAGCACAGGCTACCCTTGGATTCAAAGAGGATGATCAAAACTTCAAGGAGAAGTTAGATGTTTTTAAAGAGGAAAAGAAAGATAGCCGACAGCAAATGCAAGCCGAACAGCAGATGGCTATGAAGCAGGCTGAGAAAGGGCTAGAGCAAGAATCCCCACAAATGAATTAAAATGGCACAAAAGGTAAACCTAGACATAGCGCAAAAATTAAATATCACCTGTCGCAGGGGGGATACTTTTAGCTTGGATGTAACTTTAAGTGACGCAAACGGTGACAAACTGTCCTTAATAAGTGGTGGATATGAATTTATTATGCATGTTCGCACCAATGCCTATGCCGATGGTTCTAACGGTTTATTGCTTTCTACTGCTACAGGTCAGCCTATTACTAACGAAACGGATATTTTTGTAGGAAATATAGATGCTATGAACGCAAACTCCAATATAGGTGCTGATGATGGCTCAGGCAAAGGAGTTGTAAGTATTAACATCTCGGATGTTATAATGCGTAAAGTACCTTCAGGTAGGTATGTGTATGATCTTCAGTATATTATAACAGACCCTACTACAAACAACCTAACCCACACAACTATACTTACTGGTTCTTTCGTTGTCAATGAAGACGTTACAGAGTATCTAGAATCTGAATAGGCTATGGGGGATGCTATCAACCTTACTGTTAGTAACGGTGACGGCCCTTCTGTTGTTATCGGATCAACAGCTTCTGTAAGCGCTATTGTAGCAACTCCAGACAGCTCAACCGCTATATCAGTTTCTGCTAATTCAACACCGTCTATATCATTAAACACCAATGCTGGTGTCGGGATTTCTGTTTTATCAAACAACTCCGTTGTAAGCAAAATAAATGAGCTAAACAACTCTATTACCGTAGCCTCAGCGATACAATCCCCAAGAGCTATAACTTTAGGGGACCTTACGGATGTTTCTGGATCACCTCTTAGTCAACAGGTTTTAGTATATAACTCCTCCACGAACAGCTTTGTTTTTGCGGATCAGTTTGGGGTCGTGTCAGGTTCCCAAAACATAAACGCTGGGGTTACCGTAACAAATACCGACAGTGCCTTTGATACTATTTTTAACCAAACGTATGAGGCTGGAACCTCCGTCACATCTATACTTAGTCAGATACTAAACCCATACGTTGAAGCTACTTTAACGTTTAATATTTTGTCTTATAATGACGAAACTGCTAGCACAGGCGGGTCTTTAGCAACTTCTGTTGAGGTAGAGGTTGGTTCAAATGTGGTATTACAAGGGATAAACTTCTCTACCACCAACCCTACGCAAATCCAGGAGGGTACTATAAAGTTGCTTCAAAACAATGCGTCTTTTGGTTCATTAGAAGGTTTTGCGGAGGAGGGGGTTCAGGCAAACTTCAGCGATATAGGATTAAGCCCATACGCTCTAGAGTATGACACCCCTACAACAATAGTTTTTAAACTTACCGCTGTAGATGTCGGTAGCCCTGAAATAGGAACGACATATAGCATATCCTCCTCTACTAAGTCTATGTCCTGGAAATATAAAGCTTTATTGTGCACCTCCCCAACATTATTAGTTTCGGGGGCAGACTCTGATTTTTTTGATATAATGAATGCAATAGGATCTCAAAATGTTCGAGACGACGTAGCTTTTGACACATCGGGGGCTTTCGACCTTGTTACAGGTACCGCCTCAGACGAGGCTGGCAAATATACATATATAGCCTACCCGAAGAGCTTAGGCCTTATAACCTCTATTGTGTATGACAATTTTAACATAACGGGGGACTTTACTTTTATAGATGAATTCACATATGTCAACGCAGGAAGTTTATCTCAAAGTTATTATATTTATAGATCGAATCAGGCGCAATTTGCAGGGCCTGGGTGGAAACTAGAAATAACAACAAGCTAATGCCTATACTTTCAGGAAGCGTAAGAGTAAACTCCGCAACAGGAGCCGTATTAGACCTAACGGACAGTAATAACAACTCAAGGTCAGGGAGAAGCCAAGTAAAAGGTGTCGGTGTTTTTAGTAGCCTAGACAATAGAAACAGCGTAGCTGATAATCTTCGTTCCCAAGGATATATGGCCGTGGTTAAAAACGATGAAAACAGCGTAACCCCATATTTTTATAAAAAAACAGACACTTCGGGGTGGGGCAATGCCGACAACTGGATGTCCCTTTCCTCCCTTACAGGGGGTTTACCCGCGGGTGGGTCTACAAATAATCTTTTAGCCAAGACCAGCTCATCTAGTTACGCTAGCGAATGGGTAAATTCTATAACCCTAGAAGATGCACAGTTAAAAAAGGTTGGGGGGCACGCTATCCCTACGTTAACTTTTAGTAAACAAAAACATAGCGAAGCCCTTTCAGAAGGGGAAAGTTTAGGGGAGCTAAACTCTATAGGGTTTAATGTAGACGGCGATCAAAAAAACGGGGCGGCGATCAAGTTCGTCGCGGATGGCAGTGTGGATAGCGGAATAGGGAGTAGGGTGGAGTTTTGGACATCCACTTCGGACACCTCTGACGTTTCGGAAAAAGCCCTTACAATCGACACGGATAAAAAGCTTATATTTGCAGGTAGCACTTCCACCCCTACAGTTGTAGCGGGAGGGATGTATTTTAATAACGACACAAAAACCTTCTATTTAGGGGTTTAAAAAAAAGAATAACATGGCAGTAACATGGAAAGAAGTAGCGCTGGTAGATGATCTAGCGGGATTTGCACAAACAAATTCAACCGATAACGCGATACCTTACGGGGACGGAAGTGGCGGG